AGAAAGTACATCGGAAAAAAACAAATCCATTCCTATCGAAGAAAGAAAGTCGCAGGACGAAAGAATCGGAAACGAGTAGTCACTGAATCTAAATGGCGAGAATACACTGGCTCTTGCGATGACCTCAACAAAGAAATCAAAGAACTGGGGAAGGAAGAGTTTACCTTTGAAGTCCTGAAATTATGCAAGACCAAAGGTGAACTTACCTTCTCCGAAGTAGAATACCAAATCAAAAATGATGTACTCACCGCTCTACTAGAGGATGGTAGCAGAGAATACTACAACTCAAATATTATGAGCCGTTGGTTTTCTTAATCATCTCTCCAGTTTTCTAGAAGTATTCCCAAATCGGCAGCGTCTGTAAAGCCGTCTCCGTTTAAGTCTCCTTCGGAAGTACCCCAACTGGCAAAAAACATTCCTAAGTCGTTTCCGTTGACAAGTCCATCGTTGTTGAAGTCACCGTATAGTTCTAAGTAAACACTATACTCCCACTCTTGTGTCCAAGTGCTTCCTGCGAATATTGCTTTTTCGTGATAGAAAACAATCTCTCCGTTGTCTGCACACACTTCATAGTCAGTGGAATCTTGTATTACTGTGTAGTCTCCCTGTGGAACACTAACTCGATGTCTATACTTAATTCGACGAGACTTCCCATCGAGTCCCACGTTCGTGAGTGATACCGAACCGTAAGAAATATATTCCATACCAACAATTTCTCGATTGTCGTGGTAATCAACTTCGACAACTCGGGTTTCTCTTGCTACTCCACCTGTGCTGTGTGTCCATCCGTTTGGCAACTGCTCTCGATGTACACCAAAGAAAACTAATGGGGGACGACAAACCTCCTGCGCCACCGAAGTGACGCAGAAGGCTGCCACGATAAGTGAAATGAATTGCTTCAAATACTACTCCGTTTGTGTAAAGTAAACGCCAGTGATTGGACACAACCACGGGTCGTTAGGTCCGAATACGTTTGCCTGAACGCCGTCATTCATATTGGAATCCCACATCATCTCCTCGGGACCATAGAATGACCACGGCATTCCAGCAGTTGGTGCTGGAAAGAGAGGTTGGGTTCTTTCCCAATTCTCAAAACAGTCTTCAATCTTGACGTTGATATACTTCCATCCATACTCATCGTTCCAAGTCCAAGGTCCGTCTTCGTTCCGTGTACCATCTTCGTTGAACCTATCGAAAGTAAATGTGCTATGTCTGTCCCCCAGATTGGTTTGCTTCTGTTGGAACATACAATCCTTGAATAAATTATTCTTGGCAGGACCACACCATCTCCAGATGAGAGCGACTGGACTACACTCTGGTAATCCATTACCACCCGCATTTGAAAGTTGAATATTCACCCACGCAGAGTTATGAATAGCACCACCGTTTCTTTCGCCTGGACAGGCGTGTACACCTTGTTGCATACAAGTATCGTTTGCATAGATGTCACGGAGAATAACATTCTGGTGAATGTAATCAATTCCGTTGTACTGCATATAATCGGTGTGGCATCCAGACGGGTCAAGTAGTCCGTTTGGATTGTGGTTAGTAACTTGAATACTTAGAAGTAACTGTGCGTAGTGCAACTCTAGAACATCACACGAAACGTGGTCAAGAACGCAATTACGCATAATCAATCCAGTCGTACCTTCTTGGGTGAATGTATGTAGAGTATCAGTCCACCACTGGAATCCACCCTTGCCTGTGACAAACATAGGGTCGAAGTCCTCAGTGTAGTCGTGTCCCTTGATGATACAACCATCGTACCATCGTCCACCATATCTCTTCGTTCCGCCGTTCAAGATTCTCTCTTGGTCGGTGTCAACAAAGACATCCTTGAATCTACATAGACTCTTCGTGAGGAATCCACCACCACTAGATGTGTTCTCGTTTGCAACAATCTTACAGTCTGCCGATGCAACGCCGGGTGCCGGTGTAATCGTGAAGTATCGTCCGTTGCTTTGACGGAACGAGTTCAGTGGCCAACCGCCGCTTGCATCGATAGTGTGTTCGCCTTCGAGTAGGTAGATGGTAGTTCCACCAATCTCAGCATATGGTTGTTGCAGACCAGAACGAAGTGCATCGTGAAGTCCCTTGTATGGGTTCTCCCGCGTACCGTCACCAGTATCATCGTTACCATCAGGAGAAATGTAAAGTTCTCTCGTTGGCCAGTAACCTGTGTTGTTACTGAATAGGTTCACCCCACTATACTGAGGCAGCGGATAGTTCTCGTCATAAACATCTCTGTCGAGAACGACACTCGGACCCATTGTACCGAACGCTTCTGCCGATACTGTAATCTTTGTGTCTGGGTCTTTACGAGTATCAAGAGCAAACCAATACTCCATCTCACCCGTTCGAGGATTTAGAGTCATCTCGTTGACTGTAATCACTTCTGGTGTCCAAGGCTTTTGCTGCCCCCACACACCAAGGAGGCGAGTAATTTCTCGTCCTCCCACCCCCAGACCCCATCTTTCGAGGAGGAAACTTAGGTCTTGACCGTCTACGATATCGTCGTGATTCCAATCACCTTCATATCCTTCGCGGTTCACCGTGAATTCAACACGGTCAATGCCTTCCAAGTGGTAGGCAACTACTCCCAATTCAAAAACCCCCTTGACATCTTGTTGTGGAACAACATCGAAGTATGCCATCGGGGGTTCAGTTTCGGGAGTATACGAAAAGTCATTTTGTTGCATCGTGGCAACTGCGAGAAGAATATCAATCATTGGTATTCTCCTTATGTAAGATTTTATAGTTCTCGCCTTGAGGCCCAAACTACGCGGGCATACTATGTATGCTTATATCTTTTTGAAGCCATTTTTGATTTTCAGTTTAGCGATAATCTCCTTGGTCAAATCACTGGTGAGTGTGGAGGCGATTCCACCCGCTCCGAAGATTTTTTTCCGCTCTTCTGTGGTAAGGTGTTCCTTCATCGCTTCAATCAGACCAACAATTTCTTTCATTGCTAGTTTGTCTTTCTTTCCGTCGATGAGCATCCACCCAACAACACCAATGGTTGCCAAGAACCCTACAATGAGAACAATCAATCCTACGATTGCAATTTCTTCGAGGTAGTACTGTGAAGCGGCAGCGAATCCTACAGTGAGAACGCCAATCGCCAATACAACACCACCAAGTTTTGGATTTACCCAGAAGGTTAGGAACGCACCACCCACCAGCATTCCGAATCCTATTACAAAGAATATAGTAATATAACTGTGTAGGTTTTCAAGTGCCTCTTTCCGAACTTCTCTATCAGAGGTTTCGTACTCTTTGACTAAATCTTCGAGTTGTTCTATCTGACCAACTGCGGCGGATACTCTGGCGTTTGCAGACTCTAAGTCTTCAAGTGCCTCTTCTATTCGCACCTGTTCCAGTTGTGCCTCATCAACTCGTTCTTTGATAGATTCGGCTGAGTCTTCGATACTGTCGAGAGTGGGGTCTAGATTGCTGTCTGGAGCGAGTGCGATATCGTCGAGGATGGAATCAGCATCGCTGTTGATGTCTCTCAGCGTCCCTCCTATGGAGTCTGAAGCATCTGTAATCTCTTCTGTTTGTTCTTTCTGCTCTCGTACACTGTCAACAACAGTGGAGGCTGTATTATCTGGACGATTGATTTCTTGTATCGCTTCACAACCAGTTAAGGTAATCAAAACAAAAGCCATAACTAAATTTTTCATATTACTTCCTTTTCAGATAAGCCATCATTCCCGTTCTTGAATCTCGAACAATGATATCCTTGCCTGGGTTTCTGTGTGAATATCTTCGGATGCTCTGATTTGAACCATCTTCCATATTCAACTTTCTAGACCATCTTTCATATCTGTCACGGCCGTTTATGCACTGCTGATATTCGTCGGAGGAAAGGTCGAACACTTCGACACCCGCAAACTGTTCATTCTGTTGTTCATTGTCGGCAGTTAAACCACCATCAGTTCCCTGAATAGCACCATCTTGTCCGAAGTGTGGCGAACCGCCCGCACCCATTGAGTTGGCTGGTGCTTCTTCTTTCAAGAAAGGACGAATCTGTACATCGTGCATTTGAACTTTGGTTCCGTCTTGGAACTTTACGAGGTAGGTGTCATCGTATCTACTTGTACTGCCACTGTGAACTGTCTTGATGATTCGTCCTGTTCTGTTTCCCATTTGAACAGATTTTCCAAGTAGGATACCACCTTCTGTAATGTATTCGTTAAATTGTTTCATTACTTTTCTCCAAGTCGTACCAAGAACACACTGTATCATTTACCCTGAAGAGAGGCACTCCAAGAATGGAGTCGAATGATTCTGTATTCTCTTTGACTGTTACCTTTTCCCCGTTTAGAATATAGTCGCCCTTTGTTACGACTAGATTGACTTTACCAAATGATTCGTTCATTCCATCATCAAGTTCTGAGTCGTTGTCTTTCAACCATTCCAAGAATGTTTCTTCGATGATGTTTTCATTTTCAACATTCATCTGTTTCGCTTCTTCTCTTAATAACCAGAGGGCAGCAGCCGCTCCACCCAGTCGTGTCTTACCACCTGGCACCATCGCTACTAATCGTTTAATATTGATGATAACTTTGTGAATGTTGGTATACTTGGAGCCTGCTTTTCTTACCGCCTCATCAGCCTCCTTAGACTTGATGCGTTTGCCCTTGTTATCAATGATGCCCATCTTATACGCATCCATTTTCTTCCACGGAGTCGCAAGCATTTTGATAAACTTGTAAGCCAAGTATGTGTCAACTAGTCCTAAGCCCATTAAACTTCCCTTAGTATATTCATTGCATCAAAGTTGAGAGGAATTGCAATCAAATCCGCCTCTGGTATTTCTGTTTCTGGAAGACAATTTAGATACACTAAAAATGTCTTCAGTAATGAGTGGTAATCTTCTTCTATTTTAAAGAATAATATTCTTGCTGAGTTCTCTACCCCAAATACATTGTTGAGAATTATAAGGTGGTTGAGTATTAGTCTTTCTTTTAGTGTTCCGCTGTTCTCGTATTTCTTGAATAATCGTTTTAAGTATTTTGTTCGGTTTAAATCATCGTGAAACTCATCAATGTTTGCACACTGAGGGTTGTCATAATGTTTCATCGCAAATAAAACAAAGTTGTCATTATTCAAAGGTTTCACCATCATACAAATCATTCTGGACTGCTGTTATATTCCTGGTCTGCCATTGTTTCGAAACTTTGTCTCGTATCGGGCGTCACAGTATTATCGCCAACAGCCTTTGATAGGTGTTTATTATATACAGAATTTCTGGTTTCTCTTGGTTGGAGTCCCATTCCTCTGAGTTCAGCACCTGCGTCTTTCGCCGCACTCTTCACTGAATCTGGAATGGAATCTATCTTATCTTGCTGATGCTTCTTCAGAATATCGGCAATGTCGTTTGTTACGTTGTCTGGTCTTTTTCCAAATGGGTTCATATCATTTCTCCATAGTATTTAGTTCTAATAACTCAAAGCCAAAGTTAACATCAACGGCTTCAAGTAGGGGTTTCTTTTCTTCTCCAAGAGTAAATGTTTTTGCGACATTCACACTGTAGTTTAGTTTCTCTAGGAAACTCTTTCCGACAAGAACGAGATAGTTGTTTTCAGTTCTATCTGCTAAATTAAATCTTATGTTCTTGTATTCTTTTCTTCCAAACTTTACATCAAATTCTACGATGTATCTGTCTTCTTCTACACCAGAACCAATGTTGATGTTTTGTGTTTGAATGATTGGCTTGGTAAACTTCTTGCCAAGAATCTTGAAGGAAACGCTATTTCCTTCTTTATTGATATCGGTTGCTCCGATTGCATTGACTGTTCCGTTTCCAGTATCAATCTTTGCTTTTAGTTTTCCGACACCATTAATTGTAATATATTCAACATATCCGATTTCTTTTGCTGTGTACTTCCAGTTCTCTTTGTTGAGAATGTGGTCAAGAAGAATTTTAATCAAAGCACCACTGCTAAGTTTTCTATCTGGATTATACCCGTGATAGGGAGCGGCGCCAGAACCTGGCGAACCATTCACTTCAAGGATATAGTGAGTTCCTTTGTTGGTGATATGGTCAACGCCAGCGAAGTAACAGCCTGACATCTTGTAGGCTTGCATTACCAAATCACGTTCGGCTTTACTGAGTTTATATGGTTCGGAGTCGTTACCAAGAGCCTTGTTTGTGCGAAAGTCTTTGCCGCCTTTGATACGCTTCACTGAGGCGACGATTTTACCGTCCAATACAAGGGTGCGTACATCGTATTTAATCTCGATATACTCCTGAATGATAACCTCTGTGTCCTGCTTCCAGAGAGTCTGTAGGACGCTCTTGAGGGACTCCTGAGAGTCTATCTTCATCACTCCGATACCTTCCGCACCCGTGATTGTCTTGACGATGACAGGGAACTGACCGCCGATTTTATCCAGTGCAATGTCGATGGAATCTTCGTTGTTTACAAAGGCTGTTCTGGGAGAAGAGATTTGATTTTGCTCAAGTGCCAGTGCAGTGCTTAGTTTGTTCTGGCAGAACTTCATCGCCTCTAGGTCGTTGACTGTAAACATTCCCGACTCTTGGAAAATCTTAACTAGAGCCATTCCTGCATTGTCAACCAACGCACCACCGCGAACTAAACAGATTGTGTTGTCTGTTGCGAGACGAATGTTCTTGCCTTTGCCATTGTAATTATGTACGACGAGTTCGTTGTCATCTAAATCTTTATCTACAACAAATGCGTGGTCTGTATGAATGGGAAAGAAAGTTACACCACGTTTTTCGCAGGCTTCTTCGATTCGAACAATAGTGTCTGATTTTTCATCGGACGAAGATGACTTAGTGAGTGCAACGAGAGTGGGTGTGGATGTTTTTTCTTCTAGCAACGTCAACATTGACCAGTCTACTTGCAATGATTCTCGAATACCCATTGCTTTCTTGAGTGCGTTATATAATTGTTTGGCAACTGCTTTGTTACCAACACCGCCTTGGAAACTTTCAAAGTCTCCTGCTTCAACTGCCGCTCTCATCTTGGAAGCGGACATACCCTCGACACCTTCGGCATCAGGGTCACGCTCACCTGCACTTACCACTTTGAATTCATCAAAGTCGTATCGCTTCTTTGGGTCTTTGTGTCCGATGTATGGTCTAATCTGTTTGTCAAATGCACTGACTCTATCACCACCGACAACGAGGATAACCTTTTTGTATCCTTCGTCGGATAGTTGCTTCATCATTGCAAAGGGATTTTTAATCGAATCATCATCAATGATGTTCGCTCCCTTAAACATTTTCTTCATAAAGCGAACCTTGTCTTTTGGCTGCAACGGATTCTTTTTCTTATCGTTACTGCGACTAGGATAGATTCGATGCTCCGCTCTTTCCTTACGAGCGACTCCCACCACCGCATCGATTAGTTTTTTATGACCAATCGTGGGTGGTTGGAATCGTCCGAAGGTTACAACGATAGCCTTCGTTTCTTCATTCAGAAATGTTCTGACTGATTTGCTCATTTATTCCAAGGTGCCTTAGAACGGAGCCAGTTGAATAGGGGTACACCGATAAGTGCGCCTGCACCGAAGCAGAGAATGCTCCACCAAACGGTGCCTAGTGTTTCGCTAATAAATGCTAATGTCATTGGACTTCTCCTTTTATTTGTCCCAGTTCTTTGTTGCAGTAAAGTTCTGCATTGAAAACTCTAATCTGTCCACCAGTTTGAGTGCCTTGTTTGACAGTCTATCGACTGCAACGAAACCTTCTGGGGCAGTAACTTTAAACCCGTTGTCGGTTTTGATAAATGTACCAATTCCTTTCACGGACTTTAATTTATTTATCATCATAATTTTGATGCTCACTAAAGACTCCCGCATTGCGAACAATGAATCCAGTTTGGTAGAGTTATTACTCAGATATGTAACTAGTTCTTTGAATTGAGATTCTTTACGCTTTTTTGCGGCGTCCGTCTTTACTGAGTCAATGGCTTTCTGCATCTTGGAGTTCAAGTGTGTTATGAACCCCTCCACAGATTCTGTCCCTCCGGCTCCCTGACGGATAAGACTGTTGCCAAAGATTTTGAGTTCCGAGATGATTGCGGTCTTTCCTTGAAGTTCATTGATGAACTTGCTGTGCTTGTTGGCAATCTTCCGTACCTCATTAATTCTTTTTTGTATGTCGGCTGTTTCGGATTTCGTAAATGTTGCTGTGCCTGATGTGTCTTTAAAATCAGCATCACTAAACCAAACATCCCTAGTCCTTGCAAGTTTATTTACTTGCGGGTTGAATGATGCCTTCGAATCCTTAAGCGTTTTTCCTGTGTAATTTGTATGCCATACTACTCCTATCTTTGCATTAGTTATTTCCGATGCCAAATCAGAATCTGCGGGAACCGCATATGTGATTGTGTTTGGCTGGAACGTGATATACTTGACACCATCAATAGTTTGTTTTGAGGTGTCTCCCTTAGTGAACATAATATCTCCCTGAAGAATTCCGCGAATTCCTAGTTTACCGAGATACTTCAATGACGCCTTTAGTTTAGGAACGAGTCCTGGCGCATCACCGTGGTTCTTGTCAATGTCTGCGTTCGTGTAATTAATCTTGGGATTAAGATTAAAGATAGATTTTGTACCAACAAAGAATTTCCGAGTTTCAGGATGAATACCTGCAAAGATAGCGGGAGCGCCGTCCCATTTGACGGTGACGTTTACCTTTGCTTTGGAGTTTCCGTTTAGCATATCTGCCACTGACTCTAGAAAAGCCAGAGCAGATTCAACACCTGCTGAACCTTCGTTCCACACGGAGTCTTCGATATGCTCTAAGTGAGTATTCTTCGACTCTGGAATATACTGGGAAATTGACTTCATTTGGCATCCTTAATTATACATACTATATATGCTTTTATACATATAAGGTAAACTGAAAAGGAAACAATTATGGCATTCCAAAATATCCACGATACAGGCACAGAAAACGCATCATACGGAACCTCACCAGCGAGTAGAGGTGGTACAGGTCCTTTGCGTCTCAATCAAACCGATATTCGGTCTTTGACTATCTATGACCCTGTTGTTGCTACTCAAATGACACTCGCCAGTAACTCTAACTGGCAGCAATTGACTCTTACTCACGCAACTGGTAATACTCTAGAAAACGGAATAAGAATCAAGAACATCGCTTCCACGGCAGTGGATGTGGGTTACTACCATCCAGATACTGAAACAGGTACTACTGCTGGCGAGGGCTTCGAACTAGAAGATAGAGAAGAACTTTTCCTTGAAGTTCGATATCTCACCGATGTTAGAGTTAGAGGCAGTGGCGCACAAATTTCATACATCGCAAGTTGAGGTAATTTAAATTATGGTATTCCAACAAATTCACAACACTGGTGGTGAGAATGCTAAATATGGTCAGCGCCCACGCGGCGGGACTGGTCCTATACGGACAAACGCTATCAACATTCGTTCGTGGCAAACTTATGCTCCATTGAAAACTGACGACCGAACCAATATTAATACCACTTACCAAAGATTAGACACTACTGGTCTTACACTAGAGGTTGGTGTTACCATCAAACACAAAGGTTCGCCAGGTTCATACCAAGTAAATATTGCAACGTACAATTCCGATACAGAAGTCGGAACAACGGGCGGTTCTGGTTTTCAACTCGAAGGTGGCGAAGAAGTGTTTATCGCAGTCCGCAACATAAGAGATGTTTGGGTAAGAGAAACAGGGACAGCCATATCTCAAGGCGAATTAGTTTACTACGCGAGGTAATATATGAGTAGATTCAAAGACGGAAAAGGTGGAGGTAAGGGTAAGTTTAAATTACCACCCCACGCCAAAGCAATTAAAAGAAAGCGTAGGAACCCACAAGCCTTCGCTGGGTTTGATGTGTCATTATCTGCCGCAGGTGCGTCCTCCCATACTATTTTACCCACTGGTTCAACAGGATATGTCGTTCCTAAAGGCGTAGATACACTCACCATCGAGATGGTTGGTGGTGGAGGTGGAGGAGGTAAACGAGGGAAGGCAACATCAGCATCTGCTGGTGGTGGTGGAGGTGGTGCGAGGGTTGTCGTTACATTAGACGAAGTGACACCAGGCTCTACTTTAACTTTCAATGTTGGTGCGGGTGGTGCCGCAGGAACACACGCAAGCCAGACTGGTGCTAGAGCAACCGCAGGTGGAGACACAACTCTGACTCACAGTGGTGTTACATACACCGCAGGTGGTGGTAACGGTGGAGCAGGTGGACAGGATACCGCTGGAGATGCTCCCGATAGTGCGGGTGGTGCAGGAAGTGGAAGTGGTGCAACAATTACGGCAGGAAACAATGGAGTTGCCCGAGCGACTAACGGCACTGGAGTCGGCGGTACTGGATTAACTGGTTCGATTGGTCGCGGCGGTAACGGTGGTTCAGTAAACAACTCCACCACTCTCGGCGTTGCTGGCACTTCTGGATACGTTAGGATAACCTGATACCATCGTTGGTACTATACCAAATTTCATCAAAGACGGCAGTACACCAAGGTAAACAAAAACAACACGGTTTGCTCATTCGCATATCACCGAAGCGATTGAAGCGATAGTTTACGAGGACCAGATTATCCTTTGGTCCTTTATAACGAAGAAGTGCATCCAACTCTGAATGCACTTCGTCAAATCTATAACCATACTTCTTCGCCAGCGGATGCGTCCGAAAGTTATTCGTGCCCACAGAAACAATCTCGTTCTTTCGAACGATAAGAGAAACGTGCTTCTTCGGTCGTGGGATTTCGAGAGATACGGGAAGAGCAACACTAGTCAGTTTATCAATCTTGTTTTCAATCACTTCTTTTTCTTCGGCTTAGGAGTTGTCTTCTTCTTCTTGCCAAAAATCTTCTCGTAATTTTCTCTGTACTTGTCTTGGTCAACCTGTCGGTATCGGTCGCCTTTACCTGCACCGTGTTTGCCACTCATCGACAATCACAGCACTTGCCCATAATCCACTTGAGCAATCCACATTTGGTATTTCTGCATTCTACAGGCCACGCTGAATTTGCATTAGAAGGAACGTGTTCCGCTTCAACGATTGCTCGCTCTGCGGCATCCTTCACTTCATCCTCTGTGAGAAGAAGGTCAACTGGAACATTGTCTACGGTAATCTTTGTGTGGTGATAGTCACTCATAATAATTCTCCTTTAAATGCCTTGGACGGGGTTACCCCCACCCAAGGGTCCGTAGCCGCTCAAGCGGCCATTGCGTAACTGTTGTCAGTTAAATTTTTGCAACGCTTTTGTCAAGCCTCGTTGCCAACCTTGGGTATCTACTTCTTCGTTACTTGCTATCAAATCGATTCCATTCGCCCCCATCAGAGACACCCTAGCATTGTGAATTACCTAATCTTTCTGAAAATTAATGTGTTATGTAAGAATATAACTTAGGCTAAGGTGCCTCTGGTGGAGGCGGGGAGATTCGAACTCCCGTGTTCAATAACTTTTACTCCGATATCAACGATACCAAATTATGTATACTAGAGTTTTACCTTTCTCCAGATTTGGTCAGCAAGAATGTACTGAAACATTTCTGCTTCCTTCTCTCCGTCACCTTCCCACTCACCAGTTTCCCACTGCTTAACGTGAACCAGTTCGTGAGTGATAGTTGCCATAAAATCTCTGAGTGGCTGGTCGTAAACAATCTTGATATTGTATTCGTGCTTGTTCTTTCCCTCGTCGCACTCACCCCAACAATCAATATCCGTTCGGCTCTCAATAAGTTCTACGGAGATTTTCATCTTCTCAGTAAGATTGAAAAAGTCCAAACACCATTCGATTACGCTTCGAGTGATATCCTTGTGATGCTTCTTTCCGCCGTGAACATAAATCTTCATTTAACCAAGTCTCCACTGGCTGCCATTACCAAACCAACATTCGCAAGTCCATACGAAACCCAAACGAGACACCACGCATATTCTTTTCTCATAAAGTAACCGATACCTACAATGAAGTAGAGTAGTGCGGAGATTAGTGGCAGTGCCTTTACTAGTGCGTCAATCATTTTTGTTCCTTTCAAAAAGCACGCCTGGCAGGATTCGAACCTGCGACTTGCGGATTAGAAGTCCGCTACTCTATCCACTGAGTTACAGGCGCATAGTACGAGCGGCGGGATTCGAACCCGCACTTGACAGATTTTAAGTCTGTTGCCTCTGCCGATTGGGCTACGCTCGCAGTTCGAATCTTCATATTCATATTGTACACCATATACAACGGAAGTCAAAACAAAAAAAGGGTAGTGAGGAATCTTTTTGAGACTCAACCCACTACCCTTATTGTACGTTCCTGATGAAAGCCACTCATCTCAATCCTAATGAATCTTACATCATCTTCACATCTTCACTTGGTTAGACCTTGTACTTCGATGTCACCAAAGGCTTGGTACTGGAAGGAACGAAAAGTTCGTGGACGGGAAGGATTAACATTTACCTTCAACTTTCGGGGTCATCTAGTTGATTATTCCCTACTCGCACTACGCTTGAGTCAGTTAAACTCTGCTACACTCATTTGAGCATTCACACCCCACTACAGGGAATCGCATACATTATTCTCAATAACAAAAAACATTCTGTCACCGTCCTATGTACGGGTAATTAATCCGCACATATGTTATTCACTTGTCAAAAAAACTACGAGGGACTTTAACCTCCCCCGTAGCGGGAAGGGCGATTCGAGTTAACGAATCAGAGAGCGTAACGGTTTCCGTGCATATCGAAACCGTAGGTTCGGTTGCCTGGGTGGCAATCAACCATCGAGTAGCGAGTCTTGCCAGTGGCAGTCTCTTCGCTAACGACTTCCCAGTTACCGTAAGCCTCAACCTGGCTTCGGATGCTGGACACAGTTGCTCGAAGGTTACCAACTCCGTAGCGACTCTTTGCCTCGTTTGCGGTCAGGCTTCCACCGTTTGCGAGGCAGTTCATTACCTTGCGGCGCTTAGTCATAGTACTCATAATGTACTCCATTTCAAATTGCGACATTCACTTGAAAAGGTTTACTGGTTGCTGTCGCTCACACCCAAACCTTCATTGTTATACAAGTATTGTACTTGCAAATCTAACCGAAGTCAATTACTTTGTTGCACAAAAGTGAAAAAGTTTTTGAGCCTCTACTGTAATCTGAACAGTGGTCGGAAATTCTGGTCGTTCCTTAATGGGACATTCGCCAACCATATTGTTGTCAGAAAAATTCCAGTTGTTCCACACTTCAAAATCGGCGTAGTACTTATCCTGAAGAGCCTGCTTTGCCTCTTGCCATACCGAGAATGCGAACTCCATTTTTTCTGTCGATTGGACAGGAGCGCCTGGTCGGTTTTGAGGCTGTTGCGGAGGTTGTGGTTTTCGCGGTGGCGGTGGCGGAATCTTTTCGCCATCGACCCACTTCTTCACGTTGTCTTCGTTGAAACCACATACCATATTTCCGTCTGAAGAATCGATGAAGAGAGGTGTACCACAACTTGCGTTGAACTTCGCCTTTACTTCATTTGCCTTCTTCGCTTCTTCTGGCTTTGACATATCAAGAGTTACAATCTTGTAACCTTCTTCAATCAATGTCTTAACTACGGGGTCTGCTTTCTTGCACCATCCGCAATTTGGATTGGTGATGTAAAGCAATTCGGGTTTAGTCTTCTTTTCGCTCACTGTGTTTTCTTCCTTAATAATTAAAGTTCATTGTAATGGGTCGGGCGGGACTCGAACCCGCGACGAACGGTTTAAAAGACCGCTACTCTACCAACTGAGTTACCGACCCCTCGGGGTCAGTGTTTGGGTGCTACTGGTAGCGGTGCTTCATAGTATATATTCAGTCCTAATGCCTTCGCTGTATGCCACTCCGCCTTGGCACCACGACTGTCTTCCCAACCGCTCATCATATAAATTGCGGTACACTCTTTGCAAATCACAACCAAATCCCTATGCAATGCTTCACGCATAAATTCTTGGTCTTCATAGTCAGTGGTTGGATGGAAATCCATATGACCGTTCGGTGGTTCACCTTCGGTTCTATCCATCTCGGCGGGATTGATAACTCGCCATCCTTGTTCTTCAAGAATCTTTGCTTGACGGTCGAACGCGGGGAAGTTTCCTTCTTCGTACCCACGCATCGGACCTGCAATGTAAATGGTTGGTTCTCTATCCACAGTCTGCCTCGAATGCTGCCTTCTTATCGATGTCTTCTTGAATAATCTTCGAGAGATTAGCGTTACACTTTCTTAGGTCATCAATCGTTCGTTCAAGTCTCTTAATTGACTCTCTGTATAATACATTCTCAATCAGATTAAACAAGCAAATACTTACGATAAGGCTAAAAGAAATTATCAAAATCCAGTCCATTAACTATCTCCAAATACAGTGTTCAACTGGCGATTGCATCGCACGAATGTTGTACACTTAGGAAGTTGCTTGATGACTCTAGCGCCAGTATAAGTACAGGCACTTCGGACACCACCTAGAATCTGCTGAATCGTGTCACATACAGGACCTCGATACGGCACCTTTACCGTCTTTCCCTCAGACGCTCTGTAAGTCGCTACACCACCACTGTGCTTTTCCATAGCGGTGGTACTGGACATACCGTAGAACACCTTGTGAGACTGTCCCTGCTCGTCCGTGACGATATCTCCTGCACACTCGTCGTGTCCTGCAAGCATACCGCCTAACATCACGAAGTCGGCTCCTGCACCGAACGCCTTGGAAACATCGCCTGGGCTAGTGCATCCACCGTCAGCCATAATATAACCGCCGAGTCCGTGTGCGGCATCGGCACATTCCATCACTGCTGAAAGTTGTGGGTAACCAACACCCGCTACTTTTCTTGTCGTACATACACTGCCTGGTCCAATACCAACCTTTACGATGTCTGCACCTGCAAGGTAAAGTGCTTCGGTCATTTCTGCCGTTACAACATTTCCTGCAATGATAATCTTGTCTGGCCACTTGTCACGAATGTTCTTAATGTAATCAATGAATCGCTGGCTATATCCGTTCGCAACATCGATACAGATAAAGTCCTTGTGTCCCATCCACTCGTTTGTGGACAGAACACCAGAGGTCGAAAGTAGTCGTTCTTCGTCTGCTTCGCCCATTCCGAAAGTTACTGCCATATTCTTATCGTAGAAGTCTTTGTCGGTTTCCCAACTGTCGATATGCTTACTCAGGCAGGTCAGCATCTTGTGCTTGGATAGTTCTCTTGCCATTGCAAGAGTTCCAATGGTGTCCATATTCGCCGCGGCGATTGGAATACCAGTCCAGTCTTTGTGGTTTCGGAAGTAGAATGTTCTTTCCAGATTCACTTCCTTGCGAGATGTTAGAATCGAACGCTTGGGTCGAATCAGTACATCAGAATAATCAAGTTTCACATCATCGAGAATCTTCACAACTTGCTCCCTTTAGAAACATTAAAGTCAAACATACAAATGCAACCCACAGAACAAACCCAGTAAGCCACCAGTGCGACATCATCGTGACCTCGCATATTCTCTATTTAGTCTGCGTACATTCTCCTTGCCTCTTGCGAAGACAAGTTCACCCGCAGTCTTATGACTATAAATCATTCTGCCAACAATCGGTTCGGTGTGCTTATCTGCACAACCCACGCAGTATTCTGTATCTGGCATCGCCTGCATACGAGCGGACGAAATCTCATTACCACAATCGAAACAATTCACTTGAATACTCCTAGTCGCTTTACAACACGACTCGTTTGAATCTCATCGCCACGCTTGTGCATATTGCGTTGCTTGGTGATACCTTTACCCCATCCTCTACGGATGACGGTATGTCCTTTGATTGCGTTACCTTCACGTTCCGCCTCAAGGTCGAGGTGGTCAATTACTCGCTTCGCCATATCAATATCTGCTTCTCTGTGGTGTGAATTGACCTGTTCCGCCAATCACAACCTCAAACCTTGCACTATGGCAAAGTGACTCTACCTGCTTCTTGGTTAGACGCTGACCTGGCGAATAGAGAATAGAATTCTCAATCGTGATGATTTCCCAACACTTGGGGTCTTTCACGGGAACCATTTGACGTTCAGTCATATATCCCTTAGTGCTACCTTTAGCCTTGACCTTCTTGGTCACTTGCTTCTGCTTCATCGAGCCATCATATTCAATCTGTACTTTTTTCATTGTGTTCCTCACGCAGTTTTTTCAGTTCCAACCATCTCTGCTTCTGGTATTCCAGTCGTTCCAGTTCTTTGTTAATTATAGTCTCTAATTCATCAGAGTCAATATTATAACAACCAGAATTTACAAATATTGCAGTGGTGTCATCCCAAAATTTTCTCATCACCCATTGATTCGCTACCATTTATTTCCATTCGTAATGAGCCTGGCGGGACTCGAACCCGCGAAGATACCGTTATAAGCGGTACTGCTAATGCCATCCGCCTCAGGCCCTAAAGCCTTATATCGATATCTTCGTTTTCTTATTTGTGCAATGTCCGTTTTCGTTTTTCTGTAGATAGTTGGACTTTTGGCGGTCTTCGTCGTGACCAAGACGATAGTTCACTTGCTCAATTCCATCATTGGTGAGCATCTTCAACTTCGCCTTACAATCTACATCTTTAAAAGTCCATTCCATAAGGCTGTTTGCCATCTTCATAGCAGTTTCTTCATCTGTGCCTAGTGGAATGTCAATGTGCAATCTGTACATAATATCTCCAAAGCGGGTAGAGAGAATCGAACTCTCATCATTAGATTGGAAATCTAAGGTAATAGCCGTTATACGATACCCACGATTTTCAACCGTTTAGGTTTTGCCAACCATCATAGTTTGGCGGAGAAGGGTCAGTTTCAATCAGTAGTTTCTTGACTTGATTTGAATCAACCCATTCTGTCACACCGTCCTGATATGAAATCTGTACCATACCGTCATTCTCACGAATCTCAACGACATTGCCAGTTTTCATATTTTCTGCGTTCACTACACTTTCGCCAATATTATGCATCGTCATCTCCTTCAAAGTCAAACTCACCTTGATTAACATCATTATTTAGAAGGAAATCTCTTGCTTCTTGTAGAGATGTAATTAGGTCAGTGATATCTTCTGGAGTATATCCGTCGAACGATTCTTGTGTATCCCAGCCCCACAGAGTAACACACATCTGTTCATCTGAATTGGGGTGGAAATTAAGAAGCGGTTGCATTGGATAACCATCTTCGTTGAATTCAACATCATCCATTTTAATACTTTCTAAATTGAGTTCGTCCATCACTTAAAAATTCCGTCGAGTTTCACTTCAGTCTTTTCACCCTTACCAAGACCAGTAAGACGTTCAAACTTCGTGACGGAATCAACGCGGAACGAACGCCACGCTTCCTTGTTCATACACCAAACCGCAATGGTTTCTTGGGACTGATGAGCAGAACCCGTACCCTTCGGCTGATGCTCTTCGGGAATGCTGTCAAACACCAACGTGCAAGGCATCACTCGCTCTTCGCCATTCTTCTTCGTAAAGGTAACTTCACAGATACCCTTGTTGAGTTCTTCCTTCATCGTCTTGAAAGAATAAATCTCTTGAATGTTTGCGGGGTAGATTGTACCTCGGTCAACAATTTCGTAACCAGCCTCTGTTTGAATAGTATCCATAAAACCTTCCATATCAATTTTGACCAAAATCCCTTCGGTCAGTTTTTCGCCATTTCTGGAGATAACTTTGTCTCCAATATTAATCATATATCCACTTCCTCTATCACTCATCGTGGCAACCCCGAGTATCCGCCGAGTTCCTGTTCGGAAGTGATTGTCTCTGTACCAGTTTCGGTAACAGTTCCATCAGGATTCAGAATACGGCGAGTTTCAACACGCTTCGTGGTCATACCTCGACGCTCTGCACGGATATGCTCTTCGCGTCTCCACGCTTCGTAACGCATTCTCTCGTCCTTTTCTACCTGTCGCTCATATGCAATCTGCTTTTCCTTCTTGTCGTTCTCGATAGCATCGACTACCAGACCAGCACCTGCACCAACTCCCGCACCAATCAAAGTCGCGGTGGTGTTTCCACCAATACCCTGACCAACTAGTGCGCCGATACCGCCACCGATGAGAGTTCCGCAACCGCTCATCGTCATAGCGGAACCAAGTAGAATTACTGTTGTTGTTTTACGCATCATATTTTCCTTAGTTAAAGAGGCTCATAGCAGTCATCCAGCCGCATCCCGCACAGAAAGCGAGAATGAATACGCCGATACACATTCCGAGAATGTATAGGGGATGATTCTTATCTACTGTTTTTTCATTCATAATAAACTCCGTTTGTTTTCATTATTGTACTCTCAGTACCACTCAGAGTCAACTCTCAAATCACGATTTTTTGACGCGATTTTTTAGGGGTCGTGGCGTTCCTTGAAGGTATCCATCCACTCCAGCAAGTATCTTTGAGCCTCATACCTCGTACACTGGTAAGCATTCTCGGTACAGAACTCCACGATGTATGGCACAGCGCCAAACATATTGGTTTCACCTGACTCCCGAAGGTTGTCCAGATACTCGAAGACTTGTTCTTTATTCATCGTGAATCTCCATTTGTTCCTTGAGTGCATACTTTGAATCTTCCTGTGTGTGCAGGTGACACCAAGCATCGAACTCCTCGCCAAACAACATTCGCCGATATTCTTCGTATTCGATTTCA